ATGGACAACGACAAAATTGATCAACACAGCGACGAAATTGAAGTTGAGAGCGAAGAAAAAGAACGCGGCAAAAAAATAGAAATAGATGAAGACCGACTCCCCTCCCGGGCGATGGCAATTCATGAACATATCCGCCAGGATGGTGAAAAAGAGCTGGAACGCGACGCAATGGCGCTACTGTGGTCAGCCATTGCGGCGGGTCTGTCGATGGGCGCTTCACTACTGGCAAAAGGGATATTTCATGTCGAACTGGAAGGCGTGCCGGGCAGTTTCTTGCTGGAGAATCTCGGTTATACCTTTGGCTTTATTATCGTCATTATGGCCCGCCAGCAATTATTTACCGAAAACACCGTGACTGCGGTACTACCCGTCATGCAAAAACCGACAATGAGCAACGTCGGCTTACTTATGCGGTTATGGGGCGTCGTGCTGCTGGGGAATATTCTCGGGACAGGTATTGCGGCGTGGGCATTTGAATATATGCCTATCTTTAATGAAGAAACTCGCGATGCATTTGTAAAAATCGGCATGGATGTGATGAAGAACACCCCCAGTGAGATGTTTGCCAACGCGATCATTTCCGGCTGGCTGATCGCCACTATGGTATGGATGTTTCCTGCAGCGGGTGCGGCAAAGATTGTAGTGATTATATTAATGACCTGGCTTATCGCCCTCGGAGACACCACCCACATCGTTGTCGGTTCTGTAGAAATCCTCTATCTGGTATTTAACGGCACGCTGCACTGGAGCGATTTCATCTGGCCCTTCGCGCTGCCTACTCTGGCAGGAAACATCTGCGGCGGCACCTTTATATTCGCGTTAATGAGTCATGCACAGATCCGTAACGACATGAGCAACAAGCGCAAAGCAGAAGCACGACAAAAAGCAGAACGTGCGGAAAACATTAAGAAAAATGATAAAAACCCGGCATAAATGGCGAGGGTTTAAGCAATCGAGCGGCAGTGTACTTACCCCGCTGAGCATTAGCGGGTATACTCATGCCGCATTGTCCTCTTAGTTAAATGGATATAACGAGCCCCTCCTAAGGGCTAATTGCAGGTTCGATTCCTGCAGGGGACACCATTTATCAGTTCGCTCCCATCCGTACCAGTCCGCAAAATCCCCTGAATATCAAGCCTTCCGTAGATTCACAGTTCGTCATGGTTCGCGTCAGATCGTTGACAGCCGCACACCATGACGGGTAAAAAGTGGATAAAATAATTTTACCCACCGGATTTTTACCCATGCTCACCGTTAAGCAGATTGAAGCAGCAAAGCCGAAAGAAAAACCATACCGCCTTCTCGATGGTAATGGCCTGTACCTTTATGTCCCTGTGTCAGGGAAAAAGGTATGGCAGCTTCGCTACAAGATTGACGGTAAGGAGAAAATCCTGACCGTCGGAAAATATCCGCTTATGACTTTGCAGGAGGCAAGGGATAAAGCATGGACTGCGAGGAAAGACATCTCGGTTGGTATCGATCCGGTAAAGGCGAAAAAGGCTTCGTCTAACAACAATTCCTTTAGTGCGATTTACAAGGAATGGTACGAGCACAAGAAGCAAGTCTGGTCAGTAGGCTATGCAACTGAACTTGCCAAAATGTTTGATGACGACATTTTACCTATCATCGGCAGCCTTGAAATTCAGGATATTGAGCCGATGCAACTTCTGGAAGTAATCCGCAGATTTGAAGATCGCGGTGCAATGGAGCGAGCCAACAAAGCACGCAGAAGATGCGGCGAGGTTTTCCGTTACGCTATTGTCACCGGAAGGGCTAAATATAACCCGGCACCTGACCTTGCTGACGCCATGAAGGGATACCGCAAGAAGAACTTCCCGTTTCTTCCTGCAGACCAGATCCCTGCATTCAACAAAGCACTGGCAACATTTTCAGGAAGTATCGTATCGCTCATTGCGACCAAAGTTTTACGCTACACAGCCCTAAGAACGAAAGAGCTTCGTTCCATGCAATGGAAGAACGTCGATTTTGAAAACAGGATTATCACTATCGACGCCAGTGTGATGAAGGGACGCAAGATTCATGTTGTCCCGATGTCGGACCAGGTGGTTGAACTTCTCACTACGCTAAGCTCAATCACCAAACCAGTATCAGAGTTTGTTTTTGCCGGGCGCAACGATAAGAAGAAGCCAATCTGCGAGAACGCGGTACTGCTTGTGATCAAACAAATCGGCTATGAAGGTCTGGAAAGCGGTCACGGATTCAGGCATGAATTCAGCACGATTATGAACGAGCACGAATGGCCTGCTGATGCTATTGAAGTGCAACTGGCACATGCCAACGGCGGATCTGTGCGCGGAATTTACAACCATGCTCAGTATCTCGATAAGCGCAGAGAAATGATGCAGTGGTGGGCGGATTGGATTGATGAAAAGGTGGAGTGATCCACCTTAACCACTATCGAAGAGCGCAAAGCCTTGCAATACAGTGCAAAGCTTTGTGTTTCTCATTTTTTTCTCACCAGCAACAGAGATAACCGCCCTATGTCTACTTAACGAACTAAATAACGTAGATAGTTCAAAATATATTAACCTATTTTTGTGTAGGTCCAATTAAAAGTGCCTGTGCCCTGGCTTGTAATGGTTACAATTCTCCCTGTTGCTGAAAAACTAAGAAATGCTGCTATTTTTAACGCAACAAGAATTAGCTTATCTCCATCATACATTGCCAGTTGTGTAGATGCGTAATTTTCTCCGCTTCCAGCCCCCCATACGCTAATAATGTAAGTACCTTGCGAATCTGGTATAGAGAAAAGTGTTGTCGGAGTATTTTCAGCCACAGCAGTAGAGCCTTTACTGGTAGAGAAGCATGATGTTTGCAATCCTTCCTTAGATGTTATTTGTGAATAACCATCTACGATAAGTCCTGTTTTTTTAGGGCAGTCATACCATGATACATCACCAGTACTTAGCGTACTTAAAATAGGAGTTCCTGTAGTGGTTGCTCTGAACCGGCTATTAAAGACACTTATTTTAGCTGTGTCTATTGCATGTAACATAATGGGATACCCAGACCCAGTATATGCAACTGTGTTGTTGTCAGATAAATCATCTTCTGATGACTCAATTTTAACATCGCTGCTACCTGACGCCCTGATGTAGGAAACTACACCAGCATCACTTGGCGCAACACTTCGCATGCTGTTCTGATGTGCAGTCAGGCCAGAAATGCCACCACTACTATTTTCGAAATGGAATAGTGCTGCCTCTCCATAACCATCTGTAGAGATGGTGTTACCCTCCGCATCAAAACCAATAATGTTAAAACTATGTGTGTTAAGAACATGAACGCCAGCCCCACCAAGCGAACCTGCGTTTAACGAAATATTTGATCCATCCATGGCACAGTTAATCATTGTAGCTGCAAAGACAGAACCAAACTGATATGGTGATATACATCCAGATGTATAACATCTTTCCATCAGAATGGTAGTGCCAGTTCCTTTTGTAAAACCATTATGGCAGTTTCTGGCCCACACATTCGTAAGTTTTGTCAAGTATGTGCCAGTCTGATCATTAAAGCATGACCATGCACCATGAACTGTACAGTTTTTAATTTCAGACATTTCCAAGCTTGTTGAATTTGGAATTGTCGAGTAGAAATTAAATGCAATTTTCCCACCATCATCTTCAGGATTCGTTGGTGTGGTTCCTGGATCATAGAAAATATAAAGACCATCAATAAAAATCTGAATCATTTTTGTCGATAGTGAATCACCTTGATCTAAAGCAAAGGCTGAAATATTACCAACAATAGACATAAATGATTGCGCTCTATTTATTGTATCAGTTCCCTCTCCAACAATCCTGACGGAGTTTTTCAGAAAAATAGTTGAATTATAGTAACCAGTTCCCTTTGGAATAAGCACTGTTTTTCCCGTGTTACATGCGGACTGAAGCGCAGCATAATCAACAGATTGAGATAGAGATGAAACAAATGGATATACCATCTGAGCGGCTGATAGTGTTGAAAATATCTCGCTTAAAGGGTGAAGCGTTCCGTCAATTGTAGCGCCAAAATCAATAACACTTATAGCCTGTGAATTTTTAATGTGCTGTGAAATAGAAGTAGCACCAGTGTACGGTTGTTTAACTGTAACTAATGCATCTCCCATTCCATCAGCATCGCTTTCTAACTGCTGCTTAAACTGATCAGGGTCATACTTCAGCACATTAGGAAAATAGAACTGCTGTGCACCATACGCATCATATACAGCCATAGAATGGCCTTGCACAGTTACGAATTTGGCAATCTGTCCGTTATATACCGGATATCCAGCAGCGTTAATGATGATTGGTTGCGAAACAGGAACGTGAGAGCCGTCTTCGTTCTCTACATAAACCTGAATCTGGTTTTCAGGATTTACCGGGTCAGTGTCAATTTTACCGATATAAATTTTACCATTAGCTACGGCTTTAAAAGAGCGGGCCATAGTAAAGAGTTGCGAAGGCATGCTCACTACAACATTGGCTGTAATGTCTGTCATTTAATTTGCTCCAGATACAAGGAATCGCCGCAGCATGGCTACGGTGAATTTTGGGCATAAAAAAACCCAGCCGAAGCTGGGTCGTTGCGTTGGTTATCTGTCAGTAATTATGTACTGAAGGAGGTAATTCTTTATTCTTAAGTCTCATCCATGCGGAAAGATTCGTTGGTCCGTCTGGCTCATTGATATCAACATCTCGTGTGTGATTAATTAAAACGTCTCTCGCTATATCGATAATACGGGAGAACTCATAACCGCAGTCATGACATCTGCCGGAATAGTTCGATTGAATTTGTTTTAATGCCGGATACAATTCGCGGAATAATGCCTGTGAGCGGTTGGCATAATCCCATAACCATACAAGGCTGTTTGCTTCTTTTGCAGAAAGCTCGTTGGTTTTCTTCTCTTGTTTGCCAATGAACTCACCTTCAAGCACTACCCTGTGGATGTACTCTACGGCCAGCGGGATTTGTTCAATTGAAAGTTCATCAATGCTGTCAATACCAAAACGCTGATGAACCATATTGTATGCATCGTCATAGCGAAGTCCTTTCTTTCCTACCAGCATGTTTACTGCATCGCGTAGCGGCGTGCGTTCAGCTACTGAAGTTTTACCGCCAATAGCCTTCCTCTCTTGTGTGGCAGTAACCATTGCGTCATATGCGCGGATAACCTTCAGCGCAAATGCTGCGCTAATCCACATGGCGTAGGAGTAAACAAGCTCCTTGCACACGTATGTTCCACCATATCTACCTTTCTTAGAAATGACGGGATTCTTATTCTGCATATCCGCAGAATTAAAAATTTCATTAATCAATTCAATAGTTTCATTTCTACGCATGAAGAAAGCTGGCTGATGTTTTTCCTCCTTTCCAGACGCTACATGAAGGTCATTAAGCGAGTAACGACCCTCTGAATCCATATGAATCTTGACGTCAGAAATGATGATGCTATTAGTGCAATTTACAGTTGACTTTGCTAAGCTTGACATATCAATAATACCTCGTAAGTTTTGTTGATACCGAAGCCCTGACTGTTACCGCAGTTGGGGCTTCACTGTTTTATGCTCACATCTAACATTGTTTTTCTAGAATTTAACTCTTTCCCCATCGCTTCAACGCAAAGAGATACACAACCATTACAGATAAATATCTCTGCTTTAGCGCGAATCAACATTGCACATTCATGCTGAGGCTTTCAGCAGAAGGAGCACTTAAAGCCATCTTCTTTATTCATATCGCCACCCCATCTCTCTTCAGGCTGTCCATCACCCGTTTAATTACTTCTGCGCTAAATGAGCGACACTCTTCCTTTGCTTTCTCTTCAAGGATTTTTTCTAACTTCTCTGGCATACGCAGTGTTTTTACCTTCATTGCATCCTCCGTTGTATGTGGTACGCATACATAGTATTTAGGTACGCATTGATAGTCAATAGATACCTACATATCCTGTGGTAAAAAATTATTCAGGATGTGCCGATGTCTGATCGTAAGTACAAAAACCCTCAAGTGAATCTGAGGCTTCCTGTAGAGATAAAGGAACGTCTTATTGAACTGGCTGAGGCTAATTCTCGTTCATTAAATGCTGAGATGGTCGCGGCACTTGAAGCATGGACCGAAAAAATAAACACATTCAAGCACTAGACCTTGCAACTATAGCATCACGATTGATAGATCTTGAACATGATGTTGAGAAGTTGAAATGCATGTATGGCAACAATAAAGACGAAAGTTAAAGATACTAACTTGGAGTGATGGCATGGCTAGAGACGATCCGCACTTTAACTTCCGCATGCCTTTGGAAGTAAGAGAAAAATTAAAATACAGAGCAGAGTCAAATGGTAGATCAATGAACTCAGAATTGTTGCAAATCGTCCAAGATGCTCTATCGAGACCATCTCCTGTAAAAGGTTATCGCAATGAAGCTGAACGATTAGCCGAGATGCAGGCTGAGCAGTTCAAGTCTGTGGTATTTGAGACACTTAAAAACATGTATGGCAAGGATGCAAAATGATCGATTACAACCCAGCAAAAAAAGAAATCATCGCAGCTAAAAAGTGCCTAGAGCAGATGAAATCATCTACAAACCATGATGATTTTGAAATGCACTGGCGAGAATGTCTTGGGCATATAGAAAAGTCTTTCAGTAAGTTGCTCTGTGCAACAAAGCCGGTTAGTGGAAAATTTAGCAGCCACTTCAACCAAAAGTTCATGCTTAGAAAAACAGACAAAACACTTGCTTACCTTCACCAAGCAAGAAATGCTGATCATCATTCCACTATGGAAATCTCAAAACTTGAACCTCCTTATACTACTCTTGGGGCATTTCCGGGAGCAAGAAGCCATTATATTAAAGAGTTAATCATTGATTCAACAGGGAAAATAGCAAAATACGAAGGCGACCCTATGATAGTTGAGTTTCATCCAGCAACAACTATGCCTATAACCGTAAGAAACCAAGGCAAAGATTATCCACCTCCAACAGAACATCTTGGCGAAAAGCTTGTTGATATACATCCATCTGTTCTTGCCTATCTCGGTATACAATTTTATGAAAAATGGATAGATGAGTCGTGTGCAACGTTTAGATAGTTATTTTTGATAATTTCAAGTATTTCCTCTTGACTTTGATTTACCCAAACGTGATCACACTCATGAAACCAGATTATGCTTCCTGTTTCGCCTTGTGCAATATAGGTGATCATGTTTTCATTAACAATTATTACTGAGTTATCATGTGCGCAATTTAGTTTTATCATTTCTCATATCCTATCGTGACAAAGTAACTAGAAAAACTAAAGAGGTTGGTGTGTATATATCGCTATCTACCATTTTTTTTATCTGCTTAGCTATTTGGCTTTTAAGAATATGGCAGGATTGCTCTGTCAGCCATGCTGCTGCGGTGAGAAATAAAAACGCCCTCATAAAAGAAGCTGAAAACGTTGTCTTATCAATGGATCACCTTTCATGGACCGAGATGACTACAGGGCAACAAGAGGTTTATGAGTGTGCGATAGAGCGGTTAAGGCTGCTTAAATCGTACAAAAAGAACCACGCTCCCGACTCATTCCCATTCCTGAAAGAATGGCCGAGATGGTATGACCCGAAAAAAGCAACCATCAACCGCTAACCAACTTTTTACTGCTGGGCTTTCTCACTTGAAGCCTGAATTAGAGGTGTAAGAGTTTCAGATACCCGTCTGATCGCTCTATCATAAGCAGTACTTCCTTTTGGCGTGTTTGCTAACTTTAGTAATGCGTTCCTCATCGCGCGTGACTCATAGCCCCTGCCAGCCATACCGATACCAGCTCCAACTGCCGCAACTTTTGCAAACATTGGATTTGTAACAGACGCAAGAGCTGTTATCAGCGCTGCTGGACCAGCTACCATTTGCCCTGTTAGTGGGCTTGCGGCAGCAGTAGCTGCCTGTCTAGTGGAATCAAGATATTTCATTATCCCATCAAGCTGTTTCCCATGCTCTCCTCTGAAGAACGTCTCAGCCTGCTTCCGATTCCTTTTCATTTCATTAATAAACTTCTCAACGCTAAGCTTTCCTGAATCGCTTGTCGCCTTATCCATTGCACGCTGAACAAGTGCTGCTCTAGCATTTTGACGCCCACTATCATCAAGCAATCGATAAAGTTGCGCCCTTTCCGCTGGGCTTTGGCTGAATACTAGTTTAGTGACATCTTCTGGCGTTGTTTTACCACTCTGAATAGCTTTTTGGACACGTGTATTGCTCATCATGTCGTTGAACTTTGCCCAAGAACGATCAACACGCGACATGTTTTGCGCTTCCTTCGCACCTAGTTTTGCGCCAACCGCTTTTTTCATGTCTGTTGTGTATGCGTTATAAACAGACTGCGCAGCTTTCTCCAGCGTATCTCTATCGACCTCGTCAGGTGCTGCCATAAAGCGCTTACGTAAGTTTGTACGGTTTTCTCTAGCTAATTGCAGGTTATTTGGACCGCTGGTGATGTCATTTCTAAACTGTTGAAGGACAGAAACAGCTGAGCGATCTTGCGATACTCCTGGGCGAGTTAACTTGGAAATCTGCTCATCAATTGCTTTCACTGTTCCAGTGATGTCAACAGGAGTATCCCCCATCAAACTGATGATCCTGTCGTACCGCTTGCCAGCAGCCTGAATAAATTGCTGCTGACCACGAGTAGCTGATTGGTAAAGTTGTGCGTCAGATATTCCACCAACATTATCGCTAAAAGTTCTAACTAAATCTTCCCTGGCCTTTTGCTGTGCATTTCTTATCCCACCTGTTCCGGCTATTGGGATTCGCTCAGCCATAGCTCGTGCTTGCTTACCAATATTTGTTCCCGGTTCCACAAGATCTGTTGTCATCAGTGGCAAGTTGTTCTGCTTGGCAAAGTCAATCTGAGCTTGTTTTTCAGGAGCAATCTTACCCATAGCAGAACGAGACACTGCGCTTGCGGTGTTTTCTACACCCTTCAGTACCCCACCAAGACCAGCAGAAATTGCAGTTTGAACTGGATTAACATTCTCACCGCCAGCGATCTTAGTGGCACCCTGTAAAGCTAAATCAGTAGCGCCTGATTTTAGTGTTGCACCTACAACAGACGCAGCTCTACCTGCTGGAGTGAATGCAAGAGCATTTGCCAAGAATGACGTTATATCCTGCGGTGACAAACCAGGCTTGTTAAGTGCATATTCCCCTGAAGGAAGGGTGACTATGGAATTTCCCTTCTCATCCTTCCGGATTTTCCCGCCAATACTTTGCAGTATTTTCTCCTGTGAAGCGTCGGAACCAAATAGCTGCCCCAATCCAGCACGCAGCGCATCAGTGCTTAAGCTATTAAGCTCTGGAGCAGACCCAACATTTTGCAGTCTCTCCATTTCTGGTGTCATTCGGCTTTCACCGGTAACGGCATCGCGCATTGCAGCACCTAAAACAGCCCCTTGCTCAGCAGAGCGATCTAGTCCTTCCTTCTGCTGAGTGGCAAGCTGTGCATATCCTGATGCAAGTGAGTTGTCTGCTGGCGATTGCTGAACACCTTGTTGTGTTGGTGCTGACTGACCAGCAAAATACTCATCAATGGCGGTGCCAATATCTTCCGTGCTCGTACCATCAGGGAAGGTAAATGTCTTACCGTTTGCAGTTACTTTCATCATTCCACCGTAAATTGAATGCCTGATTTTGAGGTATATGATCCAACCTGATTCCGTGGTTCTCCTGAAGGTGTCGAATCTTGTGCTGGCGCTGCGTCAGTATTCATTGACATATACCGCTTAACGGCACTCCCCAATGATTCACCTTTTTTAACATCCAACCCCAATATCTGACCGCCATTACGCGATTGTCCAGGGTTGCCATTCGCGCTCATCCACTCGGCTTTAAACTCATTAAACTGCGCGTTTCGTCGCTCAAGGTTTGCCATTGCATCAAGCCATCTTGCGACCGTCTCAGGGTTATCCATGTCAGTTGGCGCACCCTGTCGAACGATCTCAACGTCTTTATCCGTTGCTGGGCCGGGAGGTAGGAATTTAAGAACCTGACTGTTAACAAGGGCATTTTGGCGAATGCGCAAATCACGCAATGTCGTATCGCTTCCGGTAAGTTTTGCGAACATGTTCTGTGCGTTACCGAACAAACCTGTCGTTGGTTTTTCTGCTCTGAACTGTTGAGCAAGCGCACTCATGGAATTGGCTGAGTTTGATGATGCTGTGGCATTGTTTACAGCCGTCTCGATGCCTTTTTCCATGTTTACTGACAGCTTAGGTGCTTCGCTAATCAACTGCTGAGCCTTTTCCTGCGCTTGCTGCATCTTAAACCCGAACTCTTGCTGATCCAGAGCCAAGCGTTGCGCTGCGATATTGTGTCCAGTCATTGCTGACTGATAGGAAAGGTTTTGCCCTCTCGCCTGAAGTGCCTCGCCAGCCTGATTGCTGCGGATTGTCTCTGCCAGCCTGCCTCGGTCAATTTCACGACCAGCCATCTTGTCCTGAACATTGAAGTAATCAATCGGACCAAGAGCAGCCATCCCAAGGTGATCAACAAACTCACAAAATCCTGAAGGATTCTGCTGATACATCTGAGCAACGCTGTTAGGGTCAACACCGACGCGAGTCAGTTCCTTGGCGTTGTTTTGCAGCCATGATTGCATTGCTTCTGGAGACGATGACGCAAGGCGTGCGCCAGCCGCTAAGGTGCCGATAGAATTACGCTGATCTTCATCAATGAATCCCATGCCTTTACGAACGGATTCAATCTGGTCTGGATATTGAGTAGCCAACTGACGCAAAGCACCGCGATCACCAGACGCATAAGCATTAGCGTACGCCTGCTGAAATTCTTTCTGCCGCTGAGCCTGCTTTTCCTGCTGAAACACCCCTGCAATACCTGAAAGACCTTGCAAAGCAGTCAGCCCAACATTGTTAGCGCCTGAACGCTCAATATCATTGTTCTGCCTGATAAGCTGAAGCGTATTGCCGATGTCATTTACGCTCGGAGCGTTTGAGTTGACGCCGCCGATACCAGCTAACAATCCACCATTTGATCCTTGCCAAGTAGCCATGATTACCCCTTAAAACAACGAGCCAAGCAATCCGATACCAGCACCAATTCCAGCGCCCCAAGGTGTTGATGTTCCCAAAAGGCTGGCAAGACCTGCACCGGCAATCGCACCAGACGTGCCACCGCTAATTGCAGTCTGAAGACTTGATGGTTTATTGGCATTAGCAGCGGCAAGAGCTGCGCTTTGCTGTGCAATGCTGCTCATGTTGTTGGCGTACGTCTGCCCGGCGTTTGCCTGACCTTGCAGCGCACCAAGCCCAACGTTTGCCAGATTGTTGTAATTGCTCATCTGATTTGATAACCAAGACTGACCGAGTGTCGGCGCGATCGTAGCCAGTTGATTGCTTGTGGCTGTCGAACCAAGTCCACCAGTCGCCTCCGCAGCAGCAAGACTCTGGTAACGAGCCTGACCTGCAAGGTCTTTATACTGCTGAGAGTTGTAATACTGATTAAGTGCCTGCCCCTGACCTTCTAAACTGGAAAGGTTCTGAAGCTGGTTAACATACTGCTCCGCAAGAGGCGTGAACGGAGCAAGGTTTTTCATGATCGTCTGCCACTGCTGATTTTGCAGATCTGCAGCATACTTCTGAGCTTCTGCTGCATACTTTGCGCTTTTATCAGAGCTGCCACCTTTCCCGCCTTTTTCAGGGCAATAAGGTTCCTCGCCGCGCAGTTTTCTGCCCAGCTTAAATGCATATAACATGGCTATCTCCCGTGATTCAGGAAGTCGATTAGTTCTTCGCGTGTGGCGCTGTAAAAAGTCACGTCATCCACGCCTTTGAAGTATTTCTTGATGGTTCCTACACGCTTAAGGCCAATCATTGCGCAGTACATCTGACCGTGGCGGAATTTGCGTGCGGCGAACGATGTGACACACTGGACGGTGGTGTTAGTCAGAATGTATCGCCAGAACGCCAGCCCAATTTCCTTGCTGAAGCCGCGAATCTCTGGCAGGTACATGGCGTGGCAATCGAATGTCAGCGGCTGAATCTCCTGATAGTAAACAATGCCGCCGAACTGCCCGTGCACGTTCACCTCAAAGTAACGGCAATCAGGTTTGTAGTCGTATCCATCACCGTTGTTGCTCCCGGCAATAATGTCAGGGTGATTTCCGACTGCTTCGATCAAGTCGATGTTTCGCGTTGGTTTGAACTGAATCATCACTGCTCCGCAATGATTTTGATGGTTGTGGCAGTAAACGCCGCACCATTTGACTGAATGGTTAACGTACTGCCATTTGTGGCAAGAAAGCCGTCTTTATCCACGCTGAAGAACGTAGCTAACAGGATGTTATCGGTTGTTGTCGCCGAGTTGCGACTGCTTACCAGTGTGTCAGGAACAGAGCCGGAAAAGCTTAGTTGCATTGACCTGTTGGCGGTTCCGCTGGGCCACGTCCCGACGATCGACAGCTTGAAGAACAAGGTTTTGTTCTCGTTGAACACAACCATCTTGTTGTTAACGGTGTCGAAGAATGGTGTCAACGAGCCGGATGACGGCGTGAGCGTTTTCAGTAGGCTAACAAGGTTGGTCGGCGCTGTCGGAATGGTTACTGATACGCCAGAGTAAACAACCTCTGACTTCTTGCGCGTGGTTGCATAATCCAGAGCATCAATGCGCGATTCATGATCTGAAACCTGCGATTCCAGCGACTGAACTCTGGTATCAAGCGACGCAATATCGCTTTCATTCTGAGCGATTCGCGTTTCATGTTCCTGAAGAGTTGATTCTGCCTGGCTGATTCGCTCCTCATGATTAACAAGCGTTGCTTCCGCAGCAGAAATTCGCTGCTCATGGTCAGCGAGAATCACATCCTGCTCATCGTTCCTGACCTGTGCATCATAAGCGCCCTGTCCGGCCTCGTTGGCCTTGTTAGCCACGTTACCAACATCAGTACCTTGCGCGATAACGTACAGCAGATACGACTGCGAGAAGATATTGCGTGGAAGGACTGATGTATCGAGCCGCGTAGCCTGGATGATTACCGGCACATTGAGATTCGAATCCGCCATTACTCAATCCTTATCTGAGCGCCAGACAGAGTTACAGGTGACTTCGTGATAACGCGCAATTTGAAGCCGACATTTTTCCTGATGCGCCCGACACGCTTCCACAAAACGCGTTTGTCGTAAACGAACGGTTCATTCTGCTCAATCATCTGCTCACGACCGTAATTTATGCCGTCAGTGGTTGCAGAGAGGAACAGGCGGTCGGCGTACTGCGCAACGCCAGTTGAAGATTCAACTTCAAGGTCGAAAACTCTGGCGTTATCTGCTTTGAACAAAGGAGTAAACAGCAGGTGTTCCTGTTGCTTGTCGTACTGACTGCCGATATCGAACTGCAATTTCCCGGTCACGGATTCCAGCTTATCGCCGCACGTTATCTGATTGCCTTCGTAAATGAAGTCGATAGCGCGGTACACATCGTCATACAGGCCTGTTTTCAGCACACACCATTGCGGACCATTGGCGCTTGAAGATGCGTCGTACACCAGAACATGGCGCGGAAGATGGATAATCAGCAGCTCATGCGCATCAAATCGCAGAGACTCCATCACACCATCAGCCAGTTCATCAGCAGTGTAGGAGCGGAGAATTTTCTCAATGCTCGCGCTGGCGATTGGTGACACCTGACCGGAGCCAATGATATACACAGACGGCGCACCTGTTGCCGGATTGCTGATAAACGCATAAGAATCAGCGAATGGCGTTTTGCAGTAAGTCCCGGCAATGCCTTTCTGCACCATCAGCGATGGCTGGGCGACATACAAAGCAGAACCAACGGTGGTTGCACCAGTCAGGGAAAAATACTCAATCGTCGAAGAACCAAAGCAGACGATGAAGTCTCGCCATGTCCCGATACCGATGATGCCGTCCGGCTGCGATTCTGCGCGATATTGTGCACTGTATCGGTCAGGGTGCGATTCGTCTTCAGGGTCAGTGATAAACCATGAATCAGTTCCGTCTTTTGACCACGCATAACGCCCACGTAAGCGCGTAATGTCGCGAACTGAACCTAACTCGTACTGTGTGAATCCGCTGTCTGTAGGCCAGTTTGAGACGGTTTTAACCGTGCCATCATAGCGATACTCGACCAGTTGACCATTAACGCCTATCGCCTGTGATGTCCGACCATGCGCCATTGATACACGACCACTTCCGTCAACGTCACCGACTTCACTTTCTCCTTTGTACAGCTTGCCACCGCAAACGCGATAAACAGCATTCTGCGCCATGTTGTACTCGACACCGCGCGATACACCATTCACATCAGAGCGTTTGGCAATGCCCGGGAATGAGCGAAGATATCCGCTGCTGTTGAGGATTTCTTTGGGTGTAGCCAACATATTCACTGGCAGATAGTCGATATAGTCGGCGTTTCGGAAATCTTTGCCGACACCTTTCATGAGCGGAAGTTGCTGAATCGGCATTATTCGCTCCCGTTATCGCAAGGTTCCTTTCGGTGGAAGTAATTCCAACCGTTCCACTTCGCCAACTGGTTACCGCTACCAACAGGCATACGGTTTGGATAACCGGACTTACATTTAGCGGCTTTTGCTCTGTCCATTGCAGACAGTTTGACGAGTCGCTCTTTCCCGTATCTGGCAGTGGTTATAAGTTTTGCAGGCGCTTCCAGCGCATAATCCGGTGCAATGCGGCAGGCAAGGTTGAAAATGACAGCATTGATAGCGTTATTTGATAAACCGTGCTCATCGCCCGGATCTGGAGCGACATCTGCATCAGCGAAAATGTAGCCAACGTTGATACCAGGTGACACATCACCGCCAAGCCATTCAGCCATCATCATTTCAAGGTCGTTGACGCCGTCTTCCATAGACTGCGGTTCGACATCGGTTAACGTGGCATTTGATGCCACACCGAGCTTACGTAATGCCGCAAGAACTAAATCACCCTTCGTTGTCAGGTTCATCTGCTGCCGCCTTAGGTTTTCGACCAGGCTTTTTACGCTGTTTTTCTTCTGGCTCTGGCTCTGGCTCTGGCTCTGGCTCTGGCTCTGGCTCTGCAACGTCCTTCAGAAGGTCATCGGGATGTGCAAACCAACCAGCATCCAGATATTCCTGAATCTCTTCGGCTTTCACGATTTCAAAGTCGTATCCAACGCCTTTCCATTTCTTCATGTCTCCATGACGAAAGATCATGTGTGTCATGCTTGTCTCCAGATAAAAAAGGGAGCCGAAGCTCCCTCTGGTTATCACGCAGTCTGGTTAGGCAGACCAACACCAATTGCCTCTGGTCGTACAGCACATGCTGAATACCACACAGCAATACGGCACTTGCCAGACAGAGTGTTGATATCACCCTGCGTTGCGAAGATGCCGTTAACACCAATACCTGGAATGCTGAAGGAAGAAGTTTTCATGCCAGCAAACAGTTCATGGGTTACCGGAATCGGCTGAGACAGCAGGCGGATTGAGTCATCAGCCCAGAACACGTTAGCGGTGGTTGTTGCCACGTTCAGAACGTTTACCGGAGTGGCATCAGCAAGAGAGGTGTTTACGTTAGCGTAAGCCTTCTCTTCTTTTGTCAGTGACGAGTCATCCAGCGCAATCGGCTTCGGCGTGATTTCGATGTGAGTACTATCGATCACTCGGGTGATTGAGAAAGTAGCATCATCAGTCAGCACGTTCTTCGCCATCTGAGATAGGAATTTCACACCAGTGAAGCTGATTTTGTCGCCGCGCTTAAATCCGGTGGTGGAGGATACGGTCACCGTTGCAACACGGTTGTCGACGTTCTCTTTGTTACCATCGGTATCAAGGGTGTATGCCTGCGGCTTAAACTTCTGCGCACCAGAAACAGTTACACCAGTAGCGGTTGACTTGGTAACTGCCGGAAGTTTCGGTGAGCGAAGAATTTCATCAAAGCCAGCAATCTGACGCTGAATAGTACCGTTACGATACGCTTCTTCAGGAACGCGCCCAAAGATGTCACCATCTACCAGGTTGCGGCCTGCTTTGCGGTAATCGTCAGGGTTCAGGAAGTAACTGATGCCCATATCGCGGTTTAGCTCACGGGAGAACATCAGGCGCTCTGCATCAGACACAAAATCCCAGCCAGACAGGCCAGTAGATGGACCAATTGCGCGGGTATCGTGAACAACAAGTGAGCCCATTTCGGTTGCCTGTTTGGCAATTGCTGACTCAATGTTATC